GATCTATCAGAATGGTAACCTTATTAATCAAGCTTCTAATGTACGAGATTATCAGAAATATCTTGAGCAGAATATACTTAAGTTAAATCATAAATCTTTTCACCAAGTAGTTGTATTAGGAAGTAGCTCATTTATTCCTTTTATGCAACTACCAGTTTGGTCACGAAGAAATATCATTGAAGATTTATTGGATATTAATATCTTTTCTAAAATGAATATGCTTTTAAAGGAACGCAATACAAAAATAAGAGATGAACTCACAGATATTAATCATCAGATAGATATCTTTAAAACAAAGATTGATAGTCAATCAAAGTATATTAAAGATTTACAAGAGCTTAATGATGATCAGATAGTACAGAAACAATCTAGTATTGATACACATAAAGAAGAGATTAATCGTCTATTTAAAGAAAGTAAAACACTTGGAAAGAATTTATCAGCTTCAATTACAGCTGAAGAGAAACATAGTACTGAATTAATTAAAAAGGTATCTCAATTAGATTCATATGATACTCAATTTAATGAAAAAATACATTCACTTGTAACTGAATCACGATTCTATGAAGAGAACGATAATTGTCCAACATGTGATCAAAGTATTGAAGAAGCTAAAAAAGAAGAAAAAATATCTTCAATTAAAGAAAAGGCCAGAGAAATACAAGATGCTAAAGAAGATCTTCAAAAGAATATATTAGAAATAAAAGCTAATCAACAAGAAGTATCTAATAATCTTAATAAGCTAAGACAGAAACAGAATCGTATTAATAGTAATAATGATGCGATTACACTATTACAAAAAGAGATTGATAAGATACAAAAAGAAATTAATAATCTTCAAGGACAGAGTGGAGATGTTTCAAAAGCAAAACGTGAACTTAACTCATTAAGAAAGAAAAAAGATAAAGCAACAGAAAAGAAACTCGAGTATGTAGAAGAAAGAACCTATAATGAAGTCATAGGTGAAATGCTAAAAGACACAGGAATTAAAACGAAAGTCATTAAGCAGTATTTGCCAGTAATGAATCGATTAATTAACAGTTACCTACAAGTATTAGACTTCTTTGTATCATTTCACTTAGACGAAAACTTTAATGAAACAATACGATCAAGACATCGTGACTCATTTAATTATGCTTCATTCTCAGAAGGTGAAAAACAAAGAATTGATTTATCACTTCTCTTTACTTGGAGACAAATCGCCAAAATGAAGAATAGTGCAGCATCTAATCTACTCATATTAGATGAGACATTTGATTCTAGTTTAGATCATGATGGTATTGACAATCTTACTAAGATCCTTGAAACATTGGACGATGGATCTAATGTCTTTATCATATCTCATAAAGGCGATATACTAGAGAATAAATTTAGAAGTAAGATTGAATTCTTTAAGGATCGTAACTTTTCAAAGATCAAATAGCCACCCTAGCTCAGTTCGATCCTGGTGGGTGGCTCCAGCATCAAAAACATGCATGTTTCTGCAAAAAAACCCTGTACAAATGATAAGAACCGTGGTATAATAGATACATAAGATAAGGAAATAAATGGCAAATCAAAAATCAACACTCGCAAAATTATTAGCTAAGGAAAATATTACTGTTCAATATGGTAATTATCAGACTGCATGGTTTGATATTAAAGATCGTATCCTTGGTCTTCCACAGTGGAAAGACATGGGTAAAGATGTTACTGATTTATTAATTGGTCACGAAGTTGGTCATGCTCTATTTACACCCTTTGAAGGTTGGCATGATAGTCCAGAGAAACTCGAAGGTTGTCCAAGATCTTATATTAACGTAATCGAAGATGCTCGTATTGAAAGAAATATAAAGCAAAACTATGCTGGTCTTATTGGCCCAATGTCAAGAGGATACAAAAAATTATTTGATGAAGAATTCTTTGGTGATCTTTCAGACATGGATTGGGATCAAGTAAAGCTTATTGATAAAATTAATCTTAAAGCAAAAATTGGTGATCATATTGATGTACCATTTACTGATGAAGAAATTGTTTATTATAATAGAGCAATGACAACAGAAACCTTTGAGGAAGTAACTCAATTATGCAGAGATATTCTTGCTTATACCAAAGAAAACCAAGAAGAATTAATGGAACCACCTGCAGCACCAAACAATGAACAACAAGAAAATGAAAATAACGATGATCCTTTACAAATGGGTCATGATGATATGGAATCTAAAGGAGAAGAAGATGGAGATCAATCTACAGGTCAACCTAATGGAGACTCTAAAGCTCAAGAAGAAGACGCTGAATCTAATAACAGAGATGCAGGAGAATCTGATAGAGGCGAAGAGGAATCTTCAGCAACTGGAAGAGATGGAAAAACTTATAAAGACGAAGATGTCTCATTAACAGATGAGAACTTCAGACGTAATGAACATACTCTCTTAGATAGAGATGAGTATGGCAATCAAGATACAGTTGCTAATGAGTTTAACAAAGAGGTTGCTAAACAAATGATTATTGAATACTCTGACCTACAAGGAGATAGAATTGCTAGCTCTCAATGGACAGAGTATTTAAATAATGAAACATATAAAGGCAACTTTAAATCTTATATTAAAGAAGTTAAGAAAAATGTTAACTATGCAGTTAAAGAATTTGAAATGAGAAAAGCTGCATATCGTTATACTAGAGCTCAAACTGCAAGAACAGGTTCATTAGACATTAATAGATTATGGTCATATAAGACTAATGATGATATTTTTGCAAAAGTCACAAAATTAGCTGATGCCAAAAATCATGGTATGGTAATGCTAATTGATTACTCTGGATCAATGAATAATACAATGTCTAATGTAATGGATCAACTTTTACATTTAGTTGTATTCTGCAAAACTGTTAACATACCATTCGATGTTTATGGATTTACTTCAGATAATACTAGATTTGGTAAGGATAGATGGGGTGAAGAAGTTATAACACCTTTAGCTGAGTCTAAAGAAAGTGAAATACATAATGGTGGACTTTCATTACCACATATTATTTCATCAACTCTTAAAAAGGGTGATTACGAAGAAGCACTATTTCATATCTATATGAGAAAGTATTTAGGTGAAGGTGATCATGGTTGGTATGAAAGAGATATACTTTCTAAGTACGAAGACTATGGTTCAACACCTCTTAACGAAGCTCTTATTAGATCCCATGATTTAATCAATAAATTTAAAGCAAAACATGCAGTTGATAAAATGAATTTAGTTGTATTATCTGATGGTGAGGCAAATAATATTCATATTCAAAGATCTAGAGAAATTAATTACCTTAATACTACAGATAGATGGGGTAAAACTATTATTCACATTGATGGAAGAAAAGTTACTTTACCAGATAGATCATCTGGTGGAACTAGAGCTTTATTAGAAAACCTACAAAAGAATTATGGAGTTTGTACTCTAGGATTCTTTATTGCAGATGGTTCATATAACTTTTGGAGAAAGATTGAACATGCAGAAGATGCTTATGTATATGGATCAGATGAGCGTAAACCATTTAATAGACAATATTCAAAACATAAATGCGTAACATTTAATAATAAGCTTGGTTATAATCAATTCTATATTGTAAAGAATGGAAAGAATTTCTCAACAGATGATGATGGATTTGATGTAGCAGATGATGCTTCAACAGGTACAATTAGATCTCAATTTAAGAGATACAGTAAATCCAAAAAGAATAATAAGTCGCTTTTAACTAATTTTGGTAGAGCAGTTGCTGAAAAATAACGCAAAAACATGCATGTTTTTGCAAAAAAACTATGTACAATGTTCTCTAACTGTGGTACAATATAACTATAAAATGATAAGGAGATAATATATATTATGAATAATTTGAAAGCCTCAACCCAAATAATCTTAAAAGAGCTTGTATCTAGATATCCAGATCAAACTCAATTTCGTAAATCAGTTATTACTGACATCGGTAAAGAATTTGGTTATTCAGGTAAAGATTGGAAAGATTTAACTACTAATGCGAATAGAGTTAAAATTGGTACCTATGATTTAGCTGGATTAATTGAACCAATTAAAGCTGATGTTAATACTTCAATCGTCAATACAATTCCAAAGAATGCAGCACAAATGCAATCAATTGTAAATGATGAAAAGAACTTTGCTTCTCAAGACGATACATTCGTCCCTTGGGGTGCTTACTTCGACATTTCAAAAATTATTAAATCAAATATGTTTTATCCAACTTACATATCTGGTTTATCTGGTAATGGTAAAACATTTATGGTCGAACAAGCATGTGCTAAAGTTGGTAAAGAATTTATTAGAGTACAAATTAATCCAGAGACCGATGAGGACGATTTACTCGGTGGTTTCAGATTGATTGATGGTGAAACAGTTTTTGCCAAAGGTCCTGTACTTAAAGCAATGGAAAATGGTGCTATACTTCTCCTTGATGAGATCGATAGAGCAACCAATAAGATCATGTGTTTACAAGGAATCCTAGAAGGAAAACCTGTATTGGTCAAAAAGACTGGTGAAATTGTAAAACCTGCAGAAGGTTTTAATGTAATTGCCACAGCTAATACAAAAGGTAAAGGTTCTGAAGATGGTAGATTCACTGCAGCTTCTATTATTGATGAAGCATTCCTTGAGAGATTTACTATCTCTATTGATCAGAAGTTTCCTGGTCTTAATATCGAAAAGAAAATTGTACTTAAACATATGAAAAAGTTTGGCTCAGTCGATGAAGATTTTGCTGATAAACTTGTGACATGGGCAGATATCATCAGAAAAACATTCTTTGATGATGGTGTCGATGAAGTCATTTCAACAAGAAGACTTTGTCACATTGTACAAACATTCTCTATTTTTAATAAAAGAGATAAAGCAATTGATCTTTGCATCTCAAGATTTGATGAAGATACTAAAGCTGCTTTCTTAGATCTCTATTCAAAAGTAGATGATGGTGTGTTAACAGCAGAGAATCCTGAAACTACTGAAGAGGAGGAAAATGTTTAAAAGAAAAGAACAAATAAACTACAAGTTTAATGAGGGAGCCCTTGTAAAAGAGCTCCTTGATTATATAAATAAAACCTATGGAGGTCACTACTCTAAAAACAATTTTCAGTCTACTGAATTTATTATTGATTGTGGCCACGGTATGGGTTTTGCAATTGGAAATGTACTTAAGTATGCACAAAGGTATGGAAAGAAAGAAGGTCTCAATAGAGCAGACCTTTTAAAAATTCTACACTATACCATCATTGCGTTACATGTACATGATTTGAATGAGGAAAATAAAAATGATAATTAGTGATGAAACACTTAACGTTCTAAAGAACTTTGCTTCTATTAATCCAAATCTAGTATTTAAACCTGGTCAAGAGCTTAAGACAATATCTGAAGCAAAGACCATACTAGCTAGAGCTAAGATTGTAGAAGATTTCCCACAAGAGTTTGGAGTCTATGACTTAAACGAATTCTTGTCAGTGTATAGCTTAATCGAGAATCCTACTCTAGAATTTGAAGATAAAGCTGTATTAATTAAAAACAATGTAGGTGGATGTAAGTTACCTAATTCTCAGAAGATAAGATACTTCTTCTCAGAACCTGATATACTTACTACACCTCAAAAAGATATTCAAATGCCCGATCCAGAAGTTGGCGTTAATCTCGAAGAAGATGTATTAAATCAAATTCGAAAAGCTGCTGCTGTACTTGGTCATTCTGAATTATCCATTTCAGGAAAGGATGGTATTATAACTGCTTCAGTTGTCGACACAAGAGACAGTACATCTAATCTATTCGAGATTGAATTGGATAAAGATAACTCATGTAGAAATGAGTTTAACTTTGTGGTAAGTATTCCTAATTTGAAATTACTACCTGGTGATTACTTTGTAAGTATATCATCTAAGCTTATTTCAAACTGGACTAATGGAAATTATCCAGTAGAATATTTTATCGCTCTTGAGAAAACTTCGACATTTAATGTATAAATATAATCGAAGAGAGGAAAGATGCCAGGTGGGTCTTTCCATTTTGTTAACTACTTTGCAAAGGAGAAAATCATGGCAGAAGAAGTGAAAACTGAAAATGCTGAAGAGCAAGTTCAACTGTCTTTACAGGACATCGCCACAATGGTTCAGATTATCGACATCTGTTCGAAAAGAGGTGGATTCGAAGGTCCAGAACTTGAGGCAGTAGGCGGACTAAGAAATAGAGTCGTAAGATTCTTAAATGCCGCTACACCTAAAGACGGTGAGACACCAGAAGGTCAAGTACCTGAAGTTGTTGAAGAACCTGCAGAAGAATCAGCAGAATAATTATAGAGGGGAGCAATCCCCTCTTATTTTAAGGACTATATTATGAATTCAAATGAAAAATCAAATCTATTACTCGCTCTTCAACAAGGCATTGTTGAGGTCACATTTAAGAAAATCGACACCGAAGAGATAAGAGTTATGCCTTGTACAATTAATCCCACAGTACTACAAGATAATGGAGTTGCAATGACTCTTAATATGAGTGCTGAGTCCGATCACTTTGTTGCTTGGGCTTTGGATAAAAAAGCTTGGAGAAGCTTTAGATTAGACACAGTTATATCATGGGAGAAAAAATGAACGAATTTTTATGGGTTGAGAAATATCGACCAAAGACAATATCAGAGTGTATACTCACGGCAGATCTTTATAAAACATTTACACAAATTATAGAACAAGGTGAGATTCAAAATATGATGTTTACTGGTACTGCTGGTACTGGTAAAACGACAGTTGCAAGAGCATTATGTAACGTATTGGATCTCGATTATATCATTATTAATGGTTCTGAAGAATCGGGTATTGATACACTACGAAACAAAATAAAACAATTTGCAAGCTCAGTTTCCTTATCGGGTGGATACAAAGTTGTGATTCTGGACGAGGCTGATTACTTGAATCCCCAATCCACCCAACCTGCTCTTCGTGGATTTATCGAAGAGTTTTCATCCAATTGTAGATTTATATTAACATGTAATTTTAAGAATCGTATTATAGAACCACTCCACTCAAGATGTAGTGTTATTGAGTTTGCTATTCCTAAGAAAGAAAGAAAAGCTATAGCTGGTTCATTTATGACGAGAATTATGAATATTCTTAAAGCTGAAGTTATTAATTATGATGAGCAAGTTATTGCTGAACTCATTATGAAATACTTTCCAGACTTTAGAAGAACAATCAATGAGTTGCAGAGATATGCTACCTTTGGTAAGATAGATAGTGGCATATTAGTTAATACATCAGATGTCGCAATAGCAGATTTGATGGAGCATCTTAAACTTAAAGACTTTAAACTTATGAGACAGTGGGTAGCTGATAATATCGACGTAGAACCAGCTTCAATGTTTCGTAAAATGTATGATAATATGAATGAGCATGTTGAACCATCTAGTATTCCACAAATGGTTCTCATACTTGCAGATTATCAATATAAGAATAGCTTTGTTGCAGACCATGAATTAAACATGGTTGCATGTTGTACAGAAATTATGGCAGGAGTAAAATTTAAATGAAAAAATATATTCACAATCTACATAATGGAACCTTTGGTCCAGAAGAAGATATCAGTGTAAGATATCAAATGTGGCCAGTCATGTATGAGTTAGAAGTCACAAGATGGAGAGTTGTTCGCTTTGAGGATAACGAAGTAAAATACGAAAGAATTTTTGATTCAGAAAAACAAGCAAAAACCTATATAAAAGAAAATGAATCCGTTTGATTATTTAAAAGCAATTAATGAAACCAAAAAAGATATTATGGTCGATGATATTGCTGAGAAAGAATATAATTCATTTATAATCAATCGTGGTCTTTCATTCTTTCGTGATACTATTCTCTATGCTAATGAAATGAATCGTTTCCACCATTTAGATCATCGTCTTCAGTTTGATTTTTTTATAAATATAATTAAGAAGAAAAAGAGATGGTCCAAATGGATTAAACCACAAGAGGTTGATAATCTCGAACTCATAAAAGAATATTATGGGTATAGCAATGAAAAGGCTAAATCCGCATTATCATTAATGAGCAATGAAGAAATTGAACAATTGAAACAAAGGATTTATAAAGGTGGAAAACGAAAATAAACAAATCACAAATTGGCAACCAACTGATATGTTGGAAGTCAGACTCAACGAACCAGACGATTTTCTAAAAATTAGAGAAACCTTAACACGTATTGGTGTCGCATCACGTAAAGATCAAAAGCTGTATCAGTCATGTCATATACTACATAAACAAGGCAGATACTTTATTGTACATTTTAAAGAACTCTTTCTCTTAGATGGCAAACCAAGCAATCTAATAGAGAACGACCTTCAGCGTAGAAACACTATTGCTACGCTATTAGCTGACTGGGGTCTCATTACACTTGTTGATCCAAGTAGCGCGCAGGACATAGCTCCTTTGAGACAAATCAAAGTAATTCCATTCAAGGAAAAGTCTCAATGGGAACTCTGTCCAAAATATAATATAGGAAATACTCAAACTAAAGAGTAAACTTGTATAAATAAACGTGAATCGCCAAAATATTGGGATTCAATTAACCTTGCTAACTTAATAGGAGGAAAATAAAATGGTAGTAAGAAATAACTTGAACGTACCACGTTCACTATTCGTTGGATTTGACACTTTATTTGAGGATCTCGAAAGAATCCACACTAGTGCTAGATCTAATAGTAATAATTATCCACCACATAACGTAGTCAAGATCGATGACGAAAAGTTTCTCATTGAGCTTGCGGTGGCAGGATTTACAAGAGATAATATTGATATCGAATTAAAAGATGGTATTCTTAAAGTCTCTGGTGAAGTAGAAAAGGATGAGCGTGAATACGCATACAAAGGCATTTCATCTCGCAAATTTGAGAAAAGCTTCCGACTCTCAGAATTTGTTGTAATAGATGGTGCTGATCTTGTGGATGGAATACTCGTGGTTTATGCCAGAGTTGAACTTCCTGAAGAAAAGCGTCCAAGGAAGATCGATATAGGGTCTGCTGGGGCGTCAAAGAAAAAATCTTTTTTGAAAGGCTAGTATCAGCGAAGCAATCCCAGTAGATTGTAATAAACATTTACTGGAGATAACTATGAAAGAACTAATACACATGTTCTTAAAATATGATGATGTAAGAGAGACCCTAGGATTAGTATTGATAAGTTTGACAACATTAACATTGGCACCTTTAACAATCTACCTAACATCTCTCGGATTTTGATTCATGCGGGGGTAAGAAATTACCCCCATCTTTAATTGAAAAAAACGGTGTACATTTACATCGACTTATGGTATAATATATATTATGTTGCAATTCTATACAAATGTTTCTCGTTATGGTAACATGATCCTATTACGTGGATATGATCATGGACGAAGAATTGAAAAGAAAATTAAATACGAACCAATCCTTTTTACGAGTACAAATCTTCCAACAGAGTGGAAAGCTCTTGATGGTAGTCCTGTAGGTATTGCAAATGCTGGTAAAAGATTTGACTCAATGCGTTCAGCAAACGAATATGTCACAGGAAATAAACATGTTGCTGGAAAACAAATCTATGGAAACACTAAGTATATTCCTGCTTTTATTAATGATTACTATCCTGGCGACATTGAATTTAATCGTAATCTAATTAATGTAACAACTATCGATATCGAGGTTGCATCAGACGATGGATTCCCAGAGCCAGATAAAGCCGATCATAAAATCATATCAATCGCTCTCAAGAACAATATTAATAATACTTACTTTATTTGGGGTCTTGGTGATTATGACACTGAACAATCTTATATGAAAGATCATAGTGTTATCTATCGTAAGTTTGATCGTGAAGATGATCTATTAATTAACTTTATTACTCATTGGACTAATCATAGTCCAGATGTTGTGACAGGCTGGAACATTCGTTTCTTTGATATTCCATATCTTGTTAATCGTATTAATCGTATGTTAGGCGATGTCTATACAAAAAGACTTAGCCCTTGGGGACTTATTGATCGAAGAGATGTAACAACAATGGGTAGAACTCAAACTGCTTATGATCTCAAAGGTATATCACAATTAGATTACCTTGACTTATTTAAAAAGTTTGGTTATTCATATGGTGCACAAGAGTCATATAAACTCGATCATATTGCAAATGTTGTACTAGGAGAAAAGAAACTATCCTATGATGAATACTCTAATCTTCATACGCTATACAAATATAATCATCAAAAGTTTATTGACTATAATATTAAAGACGTAGAGTTGGTTGACAGACTCGAGGACAAACTTGGACTTATTACGCTTTGTATGACAATGGCGTATAAAGGCGGTGTAAACTATAATGATACATTTGGTACTACTCTTATCTGGGACACAATCATTTATCGAAGACTATATAAGAATAAGATTGTTGTACCATTTATTGAGGATAAAACCAAATCTGCATATCCTGGTGGTTATGTAAAAGATCCTCATGTTGGAATTCATAACAATATTGTATCATTTGACCTTAACTCGCTATATCCTTCTATTATTATGCAATACAATATGTCGCCAGAGACAATTGCAAATGGTGAGATAACTAATTTTGATATTGAAGGAGTATTAACAAAGTCTTCAAGACCAGACAATAAAGGAAAAGCTCTTGCTGCAAATGGTCAATATTTTAATACTGATAAGACTGGTATTGTTCCATTTATCGTCGATGAGATGTATAAAGAAAGAGTTGAAATTAAAAATAGCATGATTGATGCTCAAAAGAAATTACAAAAGGTAGATAAAAATGACAAACAAGAAGTATACAACATTGAAAGAGATATTGCAATCGCTGAAAATCGTCAAATGGCGATTAAGATTCTTCTTAACTCTTTGTACGGTGCTATGGGTAATCGTTATTTTCGCTTTTTCGACCAAAGAATCGCAGAAGCCATTACCCTTACAGGACAGCTTACAATTCGATGGGCCGAATATGCGCTCAACTCCTATCTCAACCGAGTGTTACAAAACACAACATGGAAAGACTATATCGTCGCAATCGACACCGACTCTTTGTATGTGGGCCTAGACGATTTAGTTCAAAAGTTTAAACCAAATAATACAATTGACTTTCTTGATAAGATATGTCAAGATGCTCTTGAACCAGAATTAGAAAAAGCCTATGCCGACTTATTCAATATGCTTGGTGGTGTAGATAATCGTATGGTTATGAAACGAGAAGCCATTGCAGATCGTGGTCTCTGGACAGCAAAGAAAAGATATATTCTAAATGTACATGATAACGAGGGTGTAAGATATCGTGAACCAAAACAAAAGATTATGGGTATTGAAGCCATTAAGTCTTCTACTCCAGCACCATGTCGTGAAGCTCTAAAAGAGATCTTTAAAGTTATTATGCAGAAAGATGAAGCATCCGTACAAGAAGCAATAGAACAATTTAAAAATCATTTTAAAACATTACCTGCTGATCAGATTGCATTTCCTCGTGGAGTCAGTAAAGTTCGTGAGTTTCAGTCGAGAGATACAATTTATAAAAAAGGTACACCAATTCATGTACGAGGTTCTATCATGTATAATAAAATGATTGGCGATCTAGCACTACAGAAAAAATACACAATGATTAACAATGGAGATAAGATTAAGTTTCTTTATCTACGTAAACCAAATACCATTCATGAGAATGTCATTGCTTTTCCAGACTATCTGCCAGAAGAGTTTGGATTACATAATTATATTGATCATGAGTTACAATTCCAAAAGACTTTTCTTGATCCAATTGAGCCAATCCTAGATGCTGTTGGTTGGTCTTCAGAAGAAGTTGCTTCATTGGAGGATTTCTTTGGATAAAAAAATGAAAATAACACTGTACAAAATGACTAAAACATGGTATAATAATACTATAATATGGAGAAAACAATGAAATTAGTGCGTTTATCCTCAGGTGAGGAAGTAATAGGTGAAGTCACTGAGACTGAAAATCTTATCACAATTAAAGATGGCTATACTCTTATTCCAGCTGGAGAAGGTAGAATAGGAATGATGCCATTCATGGCTTATACAAAAGCTAAAAATGGAGTTACAATCGATAAAAAGTTTGTAATGTTTATGATTGAACCAGCTGATGATCTACAAGATCAAGTCAGAAGCATGAGTTCTGGAATTGTTACACCTAATAAGAAGATAGTCACATGATAGATAAAGTTATACATGTTACAGATTGGATTACTGCTGAAGATGTTCCAACTATGTCAAATCCAGAATATAAAAAGCTTGTTAAAAAATGGGGCAAATTTTCTGGGCCATCAGAACCAACAGGTAATAGCATTCATGGTTGTTACCAATGGGCTCATGTTAAAGATATAGAAACTATTGGTAGTGAGCTAATTCATAAAGATATTGGATATATTGGTACAGCAAAAAGAAACATAATAGATAGAACAAGAGCTGTAATTGCTCCTAAAGGTGCACATCCAATTAAAATGATTTTATCGTCTGGTCAAATCACAATGGAAGATTTAAGAGTTAGATATGTTATTACACCATCTGATCCAGACAGTGTAGAAGCTAAGACAGCTGTTAATTTAGAAAAGCATCTACACAATGAAATGAATGATAAATTTGGATATAGATATAAATGGGTTGAAGCTCAACTATCTAGAGATAATCAACACAATTATGTTTTAAAGAATTTTAGAGAATTAACATATCCTCAAGCAAAAATGATATTACCGCAATTAATCAAAATAACAAAACAGCTAGGTGCAGAACATGTTTCTGGCGAAGTAGATCTAATAGTAAATGGAGAAACTGAATGAGCAATGATTGGGTAAAAGACATTCATGACATGCAAACAAAGTATAAGACTCGTGAATGGGTTGAAAATGCTGATAAAGAAAAGCTTAAAAGATTCCTTGAGTTTCGTATTGACTTTTTAAAAGAAGAGTTAATGGAAACAACTGCAGCAGTTACTAATAATGACTCAGAAGAAATTGTTGATGGTCTTATTGATCTTTGTGTTGTTGCTATTGGTACACTCGATGCATTTGGTGTCGATCCATACAAAGCATGGGACGAAGTTCTTAGAGCAAATATGGCAAAAGAAGTTGGTGTTAAACCAACAAGACCAAATCCTTTAGGTGTTCCAGACTTAATTAAACCAGATAATTGGGAGGCTCCTTCGCACGAAGGAAATCATGGTAAGTTTAACGATCTTCGATAGTATATACGATAACAAAACAGACAAACGAATGGACTATGAGTCCTTTGATGAGTTTGAACAAGTATTATATAAACTATCTGAATCTACAAAGTATCCTACTAAAAAGGATGCTCCACTAATTAGTCCAGCGGTATACATCCCCGATACAACGCGGGCTAATGATAACGTCCTTGCTTGGGGCGGCTTCGGGATTCTTGATATTGATGATTATGAAGGTAGAATGGAAGACATCGAAGAGAAATACTCTCAATATCGATATGTTTGCTATTCAACTGCTTCATCAACAGTTGAGAATCCCAAGTTTCGTTTAGTATTTCCACTTACAGATCAAGTTGGTAAAGATGATATTAAACATTTTTGGTTTGCACTCAATAAAGAAATTGGTGATATTGCTGATGCTCAAACCAAAGATCTAAGTCGTATGTATTATATACCTGCAAAATATAAAGATAGTTTTAACTTTATCTTTTCTCATGATGGCGAAGTAATGAATCCTATGTCACTTATGGCAAAGCATCCATATGTTAAACCTAATCAAACAATGTTTGATCGCTTTCCACCAGCAATACAAGAAGCTTTATTGGAGAGAAAGCGTAATCAATTAAATAATAAG